CTCCTCTCCATCCTGGGTATTAAGATCCAGGCAAACCCAACCTAGTAACTAGGTCGGGGGACCTCTCAAACCACCGAAGACCAAGGATCGAACTAAATCCAAGGCCCTAGGTGGCTCCAACCATCGACCACACTCCTAGCAACTGCCAGTCTGGTGCCGTGAAGGGGGACGGAGTTACGTCCGGATCCCTCAGCGTCATCATTCCGACGGATGCTAGTCGTTTCAAGTGTGGATGGCGATTCGTGACCGACTTTCTGGTCACGCTTTGACAAGCGCCAGTACTCGGCTAATAAATAGCCGGTATAGTCAACATCGTGGGTCAACCCACGATCAACTAGATGCTGTATCCGATATCCTTCGATACCGTGTCTAGCTCTAGTGGGGTGCGCTTCATCGAAGTTACTGATGAAACCACCATCACCGAGAGTGTCGGGAATCCTGAGGCGTAAAGCCCGAGGAGTAATCGACACTAGATGATCAAATGCCGGGCGGAGAGATGAATCGCAAGCCATATAGTTCATACGGCGAGCGGCATACCTTCGAATAGCATTCGCGAATCTGTAAACAGATGTGATTGTCGACAATCTATCTTTAAGATAGATAGGCGTAACGTCAAAACCAGAGAAGAAGTGAACTCCACAGCTCTCGCGGAAAGTCGAGCCGAAATGGCTCTTCTTTCTATTTACGCGAAAACCGTAAAACTCCACGATCTCTGAAAACATGTCGAATGTGTTTGTGGGGATAATTATATCATCACCATAAACGCTGACCAAAGAAAGGTCAGAACGCTGGTACTCCACGCAACATGCAGCTATTGCGTAGAAGATCAGCGTCTCGAGCTGGAAAGTGAAGCCGTTCCCCATACTGGAGAACTTGTTCCACCGAACAGTCCGACCATTCAACGTGCCATATTGACAACGACAAACATCGAGTACCTCAAACCATCGGGGAGGCAGAAGAGCCTCCACAACAGCGTGGGATATCGAATCGCTAGCTGATGACATATCGACGGTAGCAATAGATTGGTCTCTCGACCCTCTTTTTGCAAACCGCTGATTGACACTTTGATAGCGTAAGTCGATGCCAACCCTACGGAGACGAGAGCCAATCATATCACCAACGGACTTCTGGAAGAAACAATTAAATCCAGGTTCGATGGCGATAACTCGATTAGCTTTCGCATCTTTAGGGACGGTAACCACTCTGTTCCCAACCTCAAACCTCGGGTATTCTGCCCGTTGTTTGAGGAACGCGTCCCAATGAGGGTATGAAACCTCAAAGGGGCGTCCGGAAATCAGAGCGTAGAGGTCACGCGTTATTCCAGTTTCATTCTGGAATTTAACAGCGGAACTGGCGTCTCGCCGTCTTACGACGGTAGAGGCTCCAGGACCCCAGTCAGGCATTGAAAAGAAGTCTTCCGGCGAGAACTCGCCCAGGATTTTATCTATTTTCCGAATGACTGCATTGTGCAGCCAAACGACGTGACCCCTATATGAAGGATCACGTGATAAGTCCTTAAAGCGTGTGTTCGTCAGCTTACACAAGTCCTCGAATTCTGAGAACTTCTTTAGGGCTTCTAAGTCTAAATCGCGGTCCAGCTTTAACTTGCTGAACTTCGAAAAAAACTTTGTAGCCGCGTAAGCATCTCTCAATTCCCCTACTGAATTGTAGTGGAGTGGATCGAACTCGAGATCTGCTATCTGAGCGTGTTCATTATTAATGAACATCATCCAGACAGCAAGAGAACGAGGACAATCAAGGGACGAAAGATACTTCTCAATTGCCGAGATTGATTTCTCGGGTGAAACGCGAAAACCAGAGGCTCCCTTAAGGAACTTCTGGCCAAACTTCCCATACTTCTTAGAAGACATGGAGGCTCCTTGAGTTTATGGCTGTTTAACTGCGATCACCGGCAAAAGCCGGTCGTAGCTAAAGAACTCGTCTGTTACCAGACGGGTTCCAGCTTAGTCACGGCGGCCCAGACAGGACTATTAGTCGTTTGACTAGGAGTTCCGTCGGAAGCCGTGAGTGTCGTCATGAACAGAGAAGAGAGCGTCGAGAGGAGTTTCCCCCGCTCGGCGTTCGTACTCCGTTCAGGAAGCATAAACTCAACCACCGCCTGGCAGTCGTACGCCTTCGTCGGGGCCGGTTGAATACCGGTCGACGTGGAGGGCGCCGTCTGCTCGAGCGTTGGGAGAGTCAGTTTGAG